AAATAACTATCTCATCAAATACATAAGCGATACCATTCTTAACATGGAATAGACAAGCTGACATTGGGTCTATGTTAAAGTCCAAGCCAATATGAATAATAGCATCTTTATCGTACTTACATTCTTGCACATTCTGTTCTCTATCAAAGTTGTAATAAACAACTCCTGAGTATGTTTCAAATGAAGCTAAATACTCTTGTCTAAATGTTCTCTCGTCTAAATCTCGTTTAGCTTGTTCTATTTCTTCTGCATCAACTTGACCACCATCTAATGTTGTGTACTTAAATGATTTCCACTCAGGGTCATCTCCTAAACCCTTCTGGTATATCTCATAAGACCAGTTACCAAATCCTCTAGGTGTTCCTATAAATAATACATTACCAGTTACGTGCTTATCTGAGATTGTTGGTCTTAGAACTTCTGTCCAAGCTTCTACTGGAATATCTGCATACTCATCAAGCAATAGGAAGTCTAATCCTACTCCTCGTAAATTATCAGGAGATTTATCTGCACCTTTTAAACTAATCTGTGAACCATTCCTAAGCACTAAAGATAATTCTGTTTCATTAGCATATTTAATCCATCTTTTTTCTACAACTAATCTTTTAAGTTGTTTCCACATAATCTCTTTAGACATTCTGTAAGTTGGTGCTACATAGAATATCTTTGAGTTGGGTTTTCTACTTGCAAATCTTAATAGTTCATACATGGCTAAGTGTGTCTTACCGAATCTTCTACCAGTAATTAAAACTCTAAATCTTTTGGGACAAGTATATACATCTAGTTGTGGTTTACTAAATGGCATTTATAATTCCTCTTTGAATAAGTTTTGTAATAACATCTTCTTCTAACTTAACATCATGGTTGTATCCTTTAGAAGTTCCAATGTGTTGTACTTCTTCCATTGTATATCTATTCTTGGTTTTAAAGAAATCAAATGCTGTAATAGTTACTTTGCATTGACAATGATTGAGTAACCAATAAATTGCTACAAAGCCAGTAGTTGGTCTATAATAGTTGTATCTAATTGTCATTTGATTGTATTCAAACACATTCCATAACCAAGCTTTTTTCTTAACCCAATCAGGCATACGTTCTGCTCTCTTGCCATCTTTTTCAAAGTTAAGTCTTACAATGCAACGTATATCAGGAATCTCTTTGAGCATATTATGACCCTCGTACACTAGATTGTTAATCCATACATCACATGGTTTATCTTGAACTCCAAGATTCATTCTAACTATTGAATTGTATTTAGAATAATCAATCTGGTTTATCTTCTCACCATTACCAATAAGTAAAACATTCTTGCCTTTAAAGTATTCGTAAGGATTAAACATTTCTAATTACTGCTGTGTTAGGTGTTAAGTGTTTGTGCATTTCAATCGTATGTGGTTTGTGCAGGAAGTTAAATGACTGAACTATATCTGCATCATGTATTACAACTGTATCTGTGTGCTTTAGAATATGGTTAAGATGTTTGATTCTGTCTTTAACTAATTGTTCGTGATCTAATAAGCACATTCCAAACCTTTGTGTTAATGGTATTTCTTTTGCAAAATCTATTTGTATTTGCTGATAATGTGAACCGATTAAATAGTCAAATCTTCTAGCCCAATTAATCTCTTGGACAAATGATATAACTTTAATTCCTTTAGCTTTTGCTATCTCAACTAACAATGGTGTAGAATAATAACCACAACCAGTTTCCATTATATCTTCATTACAATTTAAAGCTTCTCTTACAAGTATCTGTTGGTGTGTTGCGTAAATGTCTATGAATTGTTTTTCTTCAACCATATATTTAGAAATATCTGTAATGCCTTGATTATCAGTTGTTAATAAATAATCAACTTTAGATAGTTTGTTCTCTTTAAAAGTATTCCAAATGCTTGTGCCTACTCTTACTGCTCTATCTAAGTTTGTGTAGATTAAACAGTCTATATGCGTGTAACCTTTATCAATAGCTGTCTTTAGTCTTTTGTTGCCAAATATGCAGATCAAATAATCACTAGCCCAAAGTATTAAAGGATTAAATAGATTATCAATCTCAGGTAATGTTTTTAATCTACGTTTAGCTAGATTGTCATTCAGGTATAGGTTATCTCGTTCTGATCTTACTTTAAGACTAAGCCAATTATGTTTGTCAAACTGATTTGAATACTTAATAAACTTAATTGGTACTGAGACTATGTTTGGATTCCTGCATTGACTCACGAATCTTTTTTCTAATAATTTCTTTTCCATCTTCTCCAGTCCAATGTATTGTTTTAGCTATATCATTATTCTTGCCTAATCTTAAACCATGATAATTGTCAGGTAGTCTATTAATCTTAAACTCATGTGCTACTTTGTTAAATGCTTCTTGATCTGATCGTTCTTGTCTCATCTCGCATCTGTCAAACCATTTATCTAATACAGTCTTGTCTTTGATACCAACAATACCAGTTTGCCATCTGTCAGTTCTTACTGCATGATCTTTAGATAATAGGTAGTCGTCTTTAATCATATCAAACATATCTGAAATATCTTCTTTGATTTCTATATCGCAATCTAACCAGATTATTTGTGTTGCAGGAACTTGCATCATAGCTTTAGGTTTGTAGAACCAAGTTCTGTCATCTGTTGCAACCATAAGTTCGTTTGGATATTTTTTAAGCATACCAAAGTTAGCTATGTATAATGGAATCTTAATATGCTTGTGATAACCTTCTAAGAACCAATCTAGTATGTCTATGAAGTCTCTATTAGCACCAGTTACAAAAGCTTTCATAATTGTATCTTAACTGTATTCGTATAAATGTTAAACCAATCTTTTGAGTAATCGCAGTTCTCATACTTTTCAAAGTAACAACCACCTTCTGTAAAGTGTATGTTTTTAGCATTAGGATTGTGTGGGTATTCGCCAACTAACCAATTCCATTCTAAAGGTAAGCCACCAACTTTATCAGTCCATTTGAATTGATGAAGTTCTAACCCTGATGCAGTATCAACGTATTCTTTTGTAAGCTGTTTGCATTTGTCAGTATTCATTAGCATTAGACTAGACCAGTTCTTTTTCTCATAAACAGTTTGTATTTGATTGCCGAACTTAGATAAATGCTTAGGTGTATAATTATGCTGACAAACCATAACTGCATAATCATCATTTCTTAAATCCCATAACTCTTTGATGTCAGAAGTAAACAACATATCGCAGTCTAAGAATAATGCCCAACCTTTGTAATCCATAAGGTAAGGAACTATAAATCTACTAAATGAAAATTCAGTAGATGATAAACTGTTTCTTGGTCTTGTGAATGAGTCTTTAAGGTTTGGAAGGCATAGTGGTGTAAATCTAACTGGTACTGAACTGTGTCTTAATATGCTCTCGCTAAGTATGTGATAAGCTATTTTCTCTTTGCTATCATAACCAATAAAAACATTAATCATTGTCTCTTAGTTTTTTTAACTCTATTTCTTTGATCTGAAGTTCCTCGTTTAATCTGTCTATTTCTTTTTTAAGTTCGTAAATAATTACTTCAAGATCGTTAGACCCTCTTTGCTTCTTATCAATCATGCTTCTTGGTTTTTTTCTTCCACACATTTGAACATTAAATCCTTATATATAATACCTTGTTCGTTTAAAGTTTCTATAATTAATTCGCCTTGTTTCTTGCCGAATCTATTACAATCTTCTAAAGTCTTGAAGGTTCTACCATCTTCCATCTTCAAAAATATGGGTCTATACTCCTGCCCATTAAAGATCAGCAAGAAGAATACTACAAAGTATTCCACTACTTTTTTTTATTCTGATATGCCCTCAAATATCTTCTGCCTAAAGCTACTGCTTCAGATTTGCTTTTACCTCTATAACCCCAAGCTTCTAAGCTTAGTTTTAATCTAGTCTTACGACCCTTCTCATCAAACAATCTACCTCTAGCACTTCCCATTCTAACTAGGAATGAACCTTTGCGTCTTAGTTGCATTGGCGAACTTGGACGACCTTTAACTGGTGGTCTTAGATTGCTACCAGTTGCACGATTGTATCTTGCTCTACCTGATGCTGATAATCCACCACGTTTATTTTTATCTGAACTTCTTAAACTAAACTTTACCATATTTCTTTGTGTTAATACTTATTGGTGCTTGTTTCTTAACTTTTAAATTATGTTTCTTCATAAGTAAATCCACAATACACTTATGACAAGCTTTTATGTGTTGCTCTAACTTATTAACCATTGGTCTTTTGCAGAATATACACTTACTCACTTTTAACCTCTAATATTTCTTTTTTTTCTTCAACTATATCATAAATAGGTAGTGGTGCATCAGTATCAGAATCTAATCGTTCATTAACTTGACCTAGCATTTGTTTTCCAAGCCAAATCAATAAAACTGGGTTTCCCTTCTCTACTGCTACCTGCCATTGTTTACGTCTTAAACTAATATTTCCTTCTGCTCTCCCTTTAGTGATTTCTGCTGAAAAATTATTGTGTAAAGTATCTCTATGGCAACCAAAAAAATCTGCCATTTCTTGCATAGTACAATGTAATCTAGCTAGTCTTACTACTTGTTCTGGGTCTATATCAATCTTTGGTCTTCCAACTTTTTTATTATCCATATCATTTTTGGAGCGAGTGGATTGGATTTGCACCATCTATTTTTGACTGGTCGTCAGAAACCCTGCTATTAGGCACTCGCATTTTAAATTCATAAGTAAAAAAATGTTTTTTTTGTTCAGGCGCTTCTTTTACAAATGAAGGATAATTAACTTTGCTTTTATATTTACTATTTAATGATCTATTATGAATTAGTTTGTTATTTACTAAAAAATGACCACCTTTAGACGTTCTTATTCCATGATATTTCCAATTTCCTGCTTTATAAATTATGCCTTGATGATTTTGATTAGTAATATCAGCATAAGAAAATACTATTTTAATATTAGGATTTGTTTTTTTTAGAATTTTTAAAGATATAGCTACAATTTTTGTAGTGGGTGTTAAATGTTTATTTAAAGCAACTCTAACTAATTCACAACATTCAGTAATTTTGACTCCAAGATGTTTTGGTAAAAATTGATTAGCTCCTCTACCATATATAACTACTCCAACAAAAACATTATTTTCCCAAACACCAATTTTTAACAATTTACCTGCTGGTACTGTTTTTGAGTAATGCCAATTTAAACAAGCATATTTTGTTGCTTCATAAGATGCGTAATCAAGTTTTAAATTACATTTACTCATTAATATTAAAACTGTTATTGCATTTTGGACATTTAACAAATTTAGGTTCTAATTCATCAAGTTTTCCTTGTTCATTAAAACCAACTGGTTCAAAATTTGGTATTTCATTTTTTAAAAAATCATCTTTTAAACCTAAAATTTTTAAATCAAAATTATCTTCTTTTAATCCTTCTATCTCTACTGAAAGTTTTTCTAAGTCCCAACCTGCATTAAGTGCTAATTGGTTATCGGCTATGATTAAAGCTTTGATTTGTGTTTTTGTTAGCCCAGAAATTAATATGCAAGGAACTTCTTCATACCCCAATCTTTTGATAGCTTGTAAGCGACCATGTCCAGCTATGATTGAATTGTCTTTGTCTATCAATATTGGGTTAGTAAAACCAAATTCTTTTATGCTAGATGCAATTTGAGTTATTTGTTCTTCGCTATGCGTCCTACTATTATTTATGTAGGGTATGAGTTCAGATACCTTCTTTTTAATAAGTTCCATATTAACCGAAATGTTCGTTAAATGTTCTATTAAGCTTTTTTAAGGGATTTGTAAAGAAACTCTAATAAATCTTGGTTTTGATAAAGTACATGACATAGTCCATTACCTATTGAATTACATACAAGTTCTTCTGCTTTTGCAGATAAGTCTAGTTTGTATTCATCATGTATCATGTGGCAGATTTCATGGAGTATTGTGTTAGACATCTGAATATTGTCTAATGATTTGTCTAAAGTAAGTGTGTTTGTATCTGAGTCAAATTCGCCAAATATCTTTTTCTTAGATGCTTGTTCTTTGTCTATTAGGTTTAGATTAATAATCCTGCTTCCAAAGGTTATCTTATCTAAGATCATTTTCTTTTAAGTCTTTTGGCTATGTAAAGGTTCTTAACGAAGCTGGATTTCTTGCCGAATTTTTGTCCAGCAGATCGTCTTGCAGATTTATAAGCTTTAGATTTTTTATTAAAGGATTTTGGTTTGCCTAATCCTTTTGGTCTTTTAGTTTCCCAGATTGGTTTTCTCATTTCTTTTTTCTCGGCATTTTTAATGGTTTAGGTTTATAAACTCTATAAGTACCTTTTGTTTTAACTTTGTTTGTATAAAGTTTGTTTAGCGAAGTTGATGTTGTCTCATTTGCCATTGTTTAATCTCTTGTTTCTTAGCTTGTTAAAATGTTTCCAAATAATCTTATCTAAGAACTGGTTAATTTTAATTAGAAACTTTATCATAACTTGCCTTTGTATTTAACTAATATCTGCTTAACATGATTTGCGTATTCTTTGCTAGTGCTAAAATTATCTAGTGTATCTGCTAATATCATTGGGTCTTTTGTTCTGCTTCTTACTATTCTAAATTCTGCGTAGTGATGATTATTGTTTAATATGTTTATGTAATCTTTAACTG